CGGTAAGGTTCAGGTAGTCGTAGGGCGTGGAGTCCATCGCCATGGCGGACTTGAGCTGATCGGTCGGCACGACACCGCGCGGGGGCTCATACGGCACCAGATCGATCCGTTTCAGCGCCGGGCTGGTGGTCTCCATGGCTTTGGCCAGTACCATCTTGCTGATCCGCATCCGCTCTTTCTCCGCCGGCGTGGCGATGGGCTCGGCGCGGCGGCGGAAGAAGTTGAGGATTCGTTTCATGCTCGTTTCAACAGGTCCGGGTTGATCTTCATTGCAGGGCGGTTGATCAGCTCACCGAACCCTCGGGACAAGGCATCCACCTGGTCGTCATTGGAGCCATTCGGGAACATGCGCATCTCGTTGATCAGCGCGTCGTTCCAGTCACCGCGCAGCATCAGCACGTTGCCGACGTTGACCTGGGCGGCGAATGGCTCGGCGCGCGTCACCTTGTCACCCGTCTCCGGGGAACTGGAAACCACGTAGCCAGTGAGCGAGCGGGTCAGGTACAGCACCTGTGTCTTGCCAGCCTGGCCTGGGTCTTGGGGGATGCTGATGCGCACCGACTTGCCGTCTAGGCTGGCGGTGTTGCGGATCAAGGCATCCCTTTCGTCAGGCCCGGCGCGATCTCTGGCCATGTCGGCAATGATCAGCCGACCATCAGGTAACCGGCCAAGCTTGCCGCCTGCCGTGAAGTCGCCGTCGACGGTGCTCGCCAGGTCCCAGGCGCGAATCCACTGAATGCGCTCAGCAGGCAGAGCATCGACAACCTCGATCATGCCGGGCTTGAAGATGCCGCCATCAAGCGGGGCTGGCACCTGCATGTACTGGCCGGCAAACACATAGGGCGAGGCCTGCTCCATGCGGCGCAGGGTCTCGATGTCGTGTTTCTCGGGCCACAGGGCCGTGCCGTCTTCGTTGATGGCAGCCAGGCAGAGGTGTTCCCACTCTTCACCGTTGCTACCCTTGAGCAGCCAGCCGGACAGGTCGTTCTCGTGCAGGCGCTGCATGATCAGGATGATCGGCGTATCAGGGCTGTTCTTCCGGCTCTCCAGGGTGTTCTGGAACCAGTCGATCACGTTCTGCCGCATCACATCGGAACGGGCTTCGTCGGCCTTGTGCGGGTCGTCGATGACGATCGCGCCACCAAAGCCTTCACGATGCTTGCCGGCGCCGTAGCCGGTGATGGTCCCGCCTGCACCAGTGGCATACACCACTCCGCCGGCGGTCGTGCGCCATTCGTGTTTCGCAGCACTGTCGGAACGCAGCTGCGTTTCCGGGAATATCTCCCGGTAGGCCTCATGCGAGACCATCTCACGCGCCTGCCAAGCGTTGTTAGAGGCGAGTTGCGCCGCGTAGCTGGTATGGATGAACTCTGCGTCAGGCACGCGCCCAAGGCACCAGGTCATCCAGTTGATCACCGCCAGCTCGGTTTTCGAATACCGCGGCGGGATGTTGATGATCAGGCGCTTGCACTCGCCGCGGTATACCCGCATCAGCGCGTCGCAGACCATCTTGTGGTGCGCAGCGCGCATCCACTTGAAGCCCTTACGCTGCAAGAACATCCAGCGGGCGAAGAAATAGAAGTCCGCCCGGGCCAGCTGGATCGCCGCGTAGCGCTCTTCTGCCGCGGCGGTCATGGCTATACCTCGTCGTTGATCTTCCTCGCCAGGCGATCAAGCTGCTCCTCGGTCATCGTCGGGGCGGCCGGACTCATGCTGCCATCGCTCGACGTATTGTCGACCTCGACCTTGTCGCGCCACTTCCCGCGCTGGCGGTTCTTCAGCCAGAAGATGGCGGCCGGCGTGTCTGGCGGGTAGTGCTTCACCAGCGGAGTTTGGACGATCTCGCCCTCGATCACCCGGATGTCGACTTCAGGGTGGCTGTAGCCAGTGGCGCGCTTGAACAGGCGATCCGCCACCTCGGCGTCAGAGAAGTCCTTCCCCTTTTTTATGGACCCCAGAAACTCTTTGTGGTCGCGTTTCCAACTGTCGATGGTGGTCGGCGAAACCTCGAAGAAGTCGGCCAGTTCCACATCGGTAGCGCCCAACCGGCAAAGCTTGAGCGCCTGTTCGGCGTACTCCGCCTTGTACTTGGTTGGTCTTGCCATGGTTATCTCGCCTTCCTCCGGTCTATGCCATCCCACGACCAGTCATGCTGGAAGATTTCGTGCCGGTGAGCCCATGCGTAGAGGACAACGCCAAGGTGCAGCACCACGGATGCCGGGCTTGATTGATGCGTCTCCATCAGCTCGATGAGCAGGCCGAACGCTCCCAGCGCAATGCAGTAGAACGACAGCGCGAGCAGCGGCGAGTGCATGGCATCAATGGCGCGAAGGAACTCCAGCGCAGCCAAGACAACCAGGATGCAGATGACGGCATCCAGGGCGGCAAAGATGTGACTGATCATTGGGGCGCCCCCCACGTAGCAACACGTCCAGCCAGAAGCTTCAGGCCGGGAACGATGTTCATGGCTGTCAGGCCGATGGCGAAGGCGATGCCTCCAACGAGGGAATCAACCGGGAGGTCAAAGTGTTTGCCAATCCAGATGGAGAGCGGCCAGGACCAATAGGTCGAGGAGCAGAAGCCAACGATCACTGCGAAGGCGGCCTGCCCGCGCGACAGGTTCTTCAGGAACCCAAGGGAGCAGACGGCGCCCAGGAAGCTCGCCAGGTACACGCCGTACTTGGCCAGCAGTGCGCCCGCCGCAGTCGACGTCGGTTCCATCGGGGATCTCCAAGAAAACGCCCGGTGACGTACAAGGCCGGGCAAGCGCCGGAGCGCAGAAACGAAAAAACCCAGCACATAGGCTGGGTTTTCTTTTGAACCAATCCCTCAAACGCAAGATCGGCAGGATGGGGAAAATATCGCTCATGTGATCGTGAATTGCAATAGCCCTATGCCACTTCGTCGAATACCAGGCCTTCGGCATTCAAAATCTCTCCAGCGGCGATCACAGCCTCCTCCTCCATCTCATCCAGCTTCTTGCGGATGTCGCCCCTCCAGCGCCGGCGAGTCGACTCAGGGCGGCCTTCCGGGTCCCAGGTATTCATGTCGTAAAAGATGTCCTTGAGGATGATCATGTCAGTGGAGCGCTTGCCATCAGCACCCTTGAGCGGAGGGATTGCCCAGGCAGTGACGGCCTTCTGAATGAACAAGAGCGGCGCGTGGCTGGCGATCAGCGGAGACAACTGGCCAATCGCCTGGACCTTCCTGGCCTTGTGGGTGCTGTAACGGGCAACCAGCACGTCCCAGTGGCGAGGCTTGAGTAGGCTGTGAAGCCTAGCGAACACCCAGCAGTCCACATCGTTGCGTGCCAGTTCTACCCCGCGCCCTGCAAGAGTCGCCAAGTCCAAACCATCCTCATGCCCAGGGCGATAGAGCTTCTGCCATGCCTGCTTGCTGGTGTTGTCGATGGTCTCTGCGGCCAGGGCAGATAATATCGCTGCAAGTACGCTGGTGTAGATCATCAAACAGCCTCCGTCTTGTACGCGCCGCAGCGCTCGCAGGTGTGGACTTGCAGCTTCTCGCCGTTGCACCACCAGGAGAGTTCCGGTTTCCACTGGCATCCGAAGATCAAGCAACGCAGCTTCATGCAGTCTCTCCCCTGTAGTTTTCCGTAGCAGCCAGGTAGCTCTGGATCGCTTCCTTCGCAGCGTCGAACCCCTTGCACACCACAGCCATGAAGCCCTGCTCATTGAGCCAGTCGATCCAATCGGCCTGCTCTCGCTGAAGCGAGCCGCCCTTCTCCCGCTTCAGCTCGATGAACAGGCCGGCAAAGCCGTGGCGCGGCGTCAGCAGATTGAGGTCCGGATACCCTGCCCTCACCCCTTCCGCCTTGAGCTTCGCCGCCACGATCGCATTGCGCTGACCACCATTTGGGCATGCAGCCAGGCGGCCGCGGAGTGCGGGGTACTGCAGGTCGAACCACTGGATCAAAGCGACCTGGTCTTCGTGCTCGGACGGAATGCGCGGCTTCTTTGGCTTTGCCGGGACGGTGTCGAAGATGCTCATCGAACGCTCACTCCGTAGAAGACGCCGATCAGGAAGGTGACCATGGCCATGATTTGATCCTCGTGTCCGATCATCGCTATCCCCTCACACAACAATCGCCAGATGCTCGGAAGCCCGCGTGCAGGCCACGTACAGGGCTCGGTTGAACTCGAAGTCACGACGCATGCCGGAGAGGTCGCCCCAGTCGACAATGACGGTATGGAAGGTGCTGCCCTGCGACTTGTGCGCAGTGATCGCGTAGGCGTGCCGCAGGGGCGCGAAGGCGCGACGAATGGCCCAGGTCTGCCCTGACATCTCCTTGGCCTTTTCCATCAGCTTGCGGCGCTGCGTGGCGTCTTGCTCGGCCTCTGCCTGGGCCTTGATTGCACGCCACTCAGCCCAGCGCTGCCGAATTGCATCCTCAAGCTGGCCCGGAATGGCTGGGAATGCAGCACGAACCAGAGATCCATCGTCACGACGCAGGATGAGCTGGAAATACTCGAAGCCGTACAGGCCACCTTCTGCTCGGCTCACATCCACCACCTCCAGCTCCTCGCTGGTGATGATGCGCACGCTCGTCCCGACGGAAATCAGTTCCCCATTGCTGGCATCAACCATCTCCGTCGCGCGCATTTCCTCGTGCGCGATGACGCTTTCGCCCGGGCTGAACTCGCAGTCGGTGTAGCCATACAGAGCCTGGTGCAGGCGCAGGTTGTACTGACGCACTTGCTTGTTCGTATAGGCAACCACGCGGCAATCACCGCCGCTCTGGTGCACCTGCAATGCGATATCGAAGACGGCAGAGCTGCCACCGGTGACGAAGCCTGCCTTTGCCGGGCCATCCGCATGAAGCGACTGCGACAGCTCGACGTAACCGGCGCGACGCTGCTCCTCGATTGCCGAGCGGATCTGCATCGACAATCCGATGATGGGATTGTCGGCAGCCTGGCGGACGATCTCGGAGAGCCGCACGCGCATCTTCACGTCCCGGAAGACAGGCGACTCAAGGTCATCACCCACCGGTGGAAGCTGTGCCGGGTCACCGACAAAGATCACCTTGCAGGCGCCGCGCGAGAACAGGATGCGGCTGAACATGTCCTGGGACACCATCGAGCACTCATCGACGACCACCACGCCGTATTCGTGCAGGCTCGACTCGCCATCCGGCACACACTCCTGCGCGCCGTTCTCCAGCTCTTTCATCTTTAGGCCAAGCAGCGAGTGGATCGACGCGGCGTGCACCAGGTCACCGCCAACCTTCTCGCGCAGCACGGCAACGGCCTTGTTCGTCGGCGCAGCGATTGCCACGCGAATGCCCTGCTCCGACAGCTCCTTGACCAGCTTGCCCATCAGGAAGGTCTTGCCGGTACCTGCATAGCCCTCCAGGGTCGCCATCATCGTGTCCTTACCGCCCGTGGCGACTGCCAGGAGCAAGTCGTAGGCCGCCTGTTGGTGCTGCGTCAGTTCCGAGGTGGCCTTCAGTGGCATTTCAAGCAGTGCGCCCATCGATTTATCTCCAGATCCATGCCGAATTTCGTGTGTGTGCGGTGTGTGATGTTTTGTGAGGTGACTCATCACACGATCAACGCTTAGTGCTGTGCGTGTTTCAGGTGCTTTGTGAGAATGTGAGGCTTAAAAGAGGTTTTTAATTTCTATATATAAGGGCCTCACAAACTCACAAGCTCCGTTGAAAGCCAGAAACGACGAGGCTTTCAGCCGTGTGTGAGATGGCAAAAATCGCCTCACAAAACCTCACATTCCTCACAAAACGCATCACTCCACCTCTACCTTGATCAGGTCAGCGGACACGTAATGCCCAGGGTTCTCGGGGTGGCGAATGATTTCGCCGTCTTCGATCAGCTGATCGATCAGCTTTCCGCGCCCATCGTTGTCCAGGTTGCGGTAGGTCCAGCAGGAGCGGAGCAGGTAGCCGAGCTTGATGCCCTTCGGGCCTGCCTTGGTGATCGCGGCCAGGGTCTTCTCGTAGGCCGTGCTACGCCCCTCCTCACTGCTACCCAGCTTCATGGCCTGCAGCACTTCGAAGGTGCTGCCCAGAACGAACTGGGCGGCCCAGTCGAGAATGTCGCGGGTGACGATGGGCGCATCTGGGCTCCCCCAAGCGGCCAAGGTGCAGGCCAGGCGACGCAGGACGACACGTGCGCCGTGAAGGATCGGCCGCATGTTGCGATGCGAGGACAGAGCATCGATGGCGGCATAGTGTTCGGCCGGCTGCGCCTGGAAGATCACCGGCTTCAGGGTCGGGATCAGGCCGGCATTGCCGTTGAAGACAGTGACCAGGTCGAGTTCGTTGGCGCCGGACGGAAGCCCGCGCACCCTGCGGATGTGATTGATCAGCCACTCGGGAGTCGCTTCGTTCTGCGGATCGTGATCGAAGTCGGTCTCAACACGGGAGAACAGCAGGGTCTCGATCAGCCCGCGGCCCGACTGCGCTTCGGAGAAGACGTTCGCCAGATCACTGCTGGCGGAGAAGGCCAGCAGGTTGAAGGCCGGCTTGTGAATGACAGGCTGGTCGTCCTCGAGCTCGGACTTCTTCAGGCCTGCCTCTTCCGGCGCGTCCAGAACCCAGACCTGCTTGTTGAAGCCCTGACCGATCAGGATGCCGACATGCTCGACCGCGGCGAACTGCGGGCCGAAGAACTTGCGGCCCCANNCCGGCGTCATGGAAGATGCGGCCAACCGAGTTCATGATCGGGCCGACCTCGCTGTAGCTCTGTGCGGAGATCAGCTGATTGAGGTGGCAGCCATCGCCCATGCTCGATTCGTACAGACGAGAGGCTGCCAGCGAGGCCACGCTGATGGCTGCCATCTGGGTGGCAATGCCGTGCCGGGCACCGGTGACGCGCCCGATCCACTCGGCCACAGCATCCAGGCCCGGGACCGGGAACGGTAGAGCGTCACGCTTACCCAGTTCGGTGATGATTCGCTTGCCGCCGTTGGCTGCCGCCAGCTCGGCCATGTACGCCTCGTCGACCTGGCGAAGCTCCGGCTTGGCGGCGCGGGGATTCTCCCAGCCATTGGCCTGGGCATCGGCGAAGAGAGCCGCATGGCTGATGCCATCGAGGCCCTTGTTCTTGAAGGAACGCCAGACGCGCACCTGGTCGACCGGATCGAACTTGTGCGACCACTGCCGCGACCAGTCGGACCAGGTATCGAAGGCCCACTGATAGTCGCCGGTCGAATGCAGCGACATGCCCACGCGATACCAGCTATCGCGCGATTCGCCATTGATGAAGCGGAGCGCGTCCTGCAGATCCTCGGCGAGATCCTGGGTCAGCTTGTTTTCGGCTGCCGACACTTGTTCGGGCGCCTTGGCATTGGCACGGAATAGGTCGCGCAGCCAGTTCGGCATCGGACTCGGGCAGGCGCCGTCCAGGGGGCTGCTGGAGATTTCCCACTCGTAGTTGCTGCCGGAGATGTGGTTCGACGGCGCCACCATGATGTAGCCGTTGACCTTTACGTCGACGCCCTTCCCCAGGGTTCCCGGGAGCGAGCCGGCGAGGTTTGCCGGGAGCGCGAACACGCGATGTTCGCCACCGCCACCGGTGAAGGCCAGGACGTCGGAAGCCAGCTCACCGTGCTGCGCTTCAACCTGCTCGATGGTGAACAGGCCGCCATTGCGCGGGTCGATGTCGATCGCAACCAGGGACGACTTCGCCATGTGCACGGCGATGTTGGCGTCCGGGACAGCGCTCCACCACTGTCCGATGACCTCGGGATCCAGAGTGGCGGCTTCCTGGCCGTGCGGCACCAGCTGACCGATGGGGTGCTTGCCGGGCGACTTGCAGGGCTTGCCGCAGGCACAGGCGCCATCGCGGATCGGCCAGCACGGGAACACGTGCCAGCCCATGCGGGCGTATGCCAGCGCAGCGGCTTTCGGCGAGTCGGAGAGGTGAAGGACGGCAGCCATTGGTCAAATTCCCTTGAGGCCCTCGGGCCTACCCTTTTGAGGCCCTGTCGGAGTCCCTCTTGAGGGGCACCAACTGCAAGACCTTCGCCTTTTGGCGGCCAACCACCGACGTTGCGCCGTTGGATACCGCGGTGATGCAGATTTCGTTTAGTGCTTGCTCGAAGCTCCACCCATTTGCATGCATGAGCTCCTGAATTCGCCGTCGCGTACCTGGCGACAGTTTCTCGGGTTCGAAAAGCATTGGGCCCTCCAGAGGGCCTTCAGCCCGCGATATCTTCGTGGTCGTTCTGGAGCAGCTCTTCGATGGCGCCATTGGCGACAGCCCACTCGATCAGCTCATAGAGATAGGTGGCGTGCTGCCGACGAGACTTGTGCGCGGCCTTGCGCAGGATCCGGTCGAGAACGGGCTCAAACCGGACCTTTACCGGGATTGCGCGCTTCTGGGATTG